ATGAAACATTATCAATTATTTATATTTACTTAGTCCATAAATAAGTATATATTAACCAATGTAATATTATTGAATAGCGATTTCTAATTACTAGTCTTTATCTGACGATTCATCTTAAATTATTTTTCCTTATTTTTTTCATACTTCGTGATTATTAATTACTGTGTTATATACACTCTGTTTGTTTTACTTTAAATTATAATAAAAATTGAATTTTTAATTAACATTAATATTTTCTTAATTATGTGTAATTAGTCAAATATAATTTACTATTATATAATCATTTTATTCATCTGCTATTAATATTGTTTAACTTTATTCCGTGAAGTATTCTGGTAATTTTCTATTGTATATTTCATACGGTGCTGTAAACAAAGTCAAAAATTTTTCTTTATTATGTGCTAACATAATCAAATAATATAATATAACTTAACAATATTCAATAGAAAACTTTAATTTTGCATATCTATTTTATATGCACGTAATCAATGGTTGTATAATTAACTCATTATTGAAATATTTGATTTAATCACAAAATGATATATAATATAATAATACATGTTCTTTACAATATAAATCAAATCAGCCTAATCAGCATAAAATTTTAATAGGATCTGGTACAAAATACCATCCCATTATATTTTAGATTAAAAACTTTGATGAAAAGTATAAACTGTTCGTATATGTTTCTAATTTTATTATCATATTAAATTCTGCAGCAATGGATTATGCTCTATCAAATATAATTTCAGATTATGGCATCATTATCAAACTGTCGTCTCCACCAAATATACCACCATATGATTAACTCAAATCATACGAATTGCATATTATAATCATCGATACTAAAGTATTTCCAATAAATGTAAATACGTCACCACTTTTTCTTTAATAATCAGTAGTAATATCAATACCAAAACCTCAAAATTTTAATTTTGTTATTATGTGACATTTCTTCCAAGCTTAGATAAACGTTTCGTCTACCTATAATCTTCTCATTATTTCACACGAACACAATAGTAATTCTTCTTCTTACGATTTATCAAATTTACTAAAATCAATCTCTAATGGTTTAAAACCTTTTACAGATTGTAGTATATAATCAATATGAGCACTCATCAATTCCATCGTTATACCGTCATTTATTAACCATTTGCTACGCATAGATCATTATAATTACTAAGTAAAGTATCTAATGTATCCACAAAATTCCATATTTACTACGCAATGGTGTGCACCTATAATTTGACCTGCTGGCAAATCATGGTTATGTGTATTATCTAATTTTGGTTTGAAATCAGCTTTAACTATCGCTGTATATATATTAGGATTTTTAAACTCTAATATATCTTAATTCAATAGTAAATTTATCTAACTTTTCGTTCTAGATTTCAACCATTGTTACCAATATTAATAGTCTTTAGAATCATAATACAATTAATCCTATACCAATAAATCAGGATTTATATATATTTACATGAACTTATCAGCCCATTGATTCCATAATTATGGTCTTAATAAATTATTCTTTGGTGGGTTGAGATTTCATTTCTCTATAGCGGCCACCAATAATTCTATTTCTTTCATAAATCAGTGTGGTTATGGTGTAACCAAAACGGGTTCACATCCTATATATTATGTTTATCAAACTGATAACAATTCTATTGTATTAATATCAGCAACATCAAATAATTTGCTAATTTAATATTATTATTTTATTATGTCTTGTTATTATTAGTCAGCTCTTTCATATACATCGTCTAGTATTTACTATACTTAACCGGTTTCAACTATCAAATCACCATCCACATATTGTTGTTCCGGATATTCTTTGTAATACATCTACAACTCATATTCATTTACGAAACCGATAAAACCCATAACTTTATTTTAAACCCAATCGCCTAGTTTGGTAAACCATGAAGCATTATTATCATTAACGGTTTTTATCATTATCGGGTAATTAATAATTTGATTATAATTATTG